CAATTATGTTTGTGCCTGGAATAATATTAATACTGTTATCGCTACTGGTTATACTTTTAAATTCTGCGGTGGTGTCGTTTTTATTTTTAAAAACTCCAATGGTAGAACTAATCACTGTGCCGTCAGCAGTGCCATATACTCCGGGATCTGTGGGATAGCGTAATGTAATTTGTGTCTGCGAACTGGCAGTACAAATCCAGTGCCCATTATACAAGGGATTAGTATTGCCAGTTAGATAGAAATACTGATTGGTGACAGGTACCACACTTTGCTGGCTGATAATCAGTGTTACCAAATATGGACCAGTACCAGTTTTAGTTAAAAAACGGTTAACAACAATGGTGTTTACACCCAAGTTTGATGCTTGAGAAATTGGAATGTCAGTTCCAAGCAAACTGAAGTTTTCGTTAACTTTTTTAAATGCACCACGCAAGTCATCACCTGACCCATCGTTTGCATAGCTTCCTACATTAATTGTTTGAATTGGCATGTTTGCGCTCTCTTTAGTATATTTACCGTATTTTAATAACTGCCGGTCAACGCCGCACGTTTCCAAGTGTCAGTTGCTGTGCAGATATAGATATAGTTAGCATCCCAAGTGATTTGCCCAGCAGTACCGGTAGCAGTGGCCGTTTTGGTTCCGTTAGGAACAGTGCCTAATGCTGTATACAATTCGGTAAAGTTTGCATTTACTTTTGTAAAAGCCGTGCGCAACGGGTCACCGTTCTTGGCATTGGCCGCAGTGCCAGTGTTAATTACTTGTTTAGCCATTATACTCTCCCTACAGCAACTTGGATAATTCCAGCTTCGCCGTTGTCTTTGTCTTCCAGTGCTTTACCAATAATGCTACCTAGTTTTGGATCTGTAGCTCGCACAGCATAACCCGGTGTACTGGATGTTGTCAGCATGTCGCCTTTCTTCACACGACCCACTACCTTACATGGCACACGACCTGCCAATGCTAAACAAACACGCATGCCAGTTTGTGCATCGTTCATCACGTATGCTGGATTGGTTGTTACAACACCTGCTGAACGTGTGTCGTTCATTTCACCAGTGGTAGTAACTTCTTTGTCTCCACCAAACACCAACACAGTACCTGGTTCGTATTCCTGATCACCTTCATAATATTCTGCCAAGTCAGCATAGGTAGCTTGTAGTTTACTTGCACCACTTAAAGTGTAAGTACCCTGCATTGTACAACCAGTAGCATCTGCGCCTGTTGATATAGTGGCCACTTTCAAAGTAACCAAACTTGCATCAAGCAAACTACTGGCCGCAAATTGCCACTGTCCGGTAATTGTACCTGCTGTGCCCGATGCACCAGTTGTTAAAGTCTTACTTTGTAGTGTAGCACCTGTTTGACTAAAATCGCTTGTACCGTAGAATGTATTGGTAGAACTTGAAGTTCCCACAGCAGTTAAGAATTTAAAGTTACCTGGTGTATAAAATTCCAACGTTGTACTAGCAACTTGTAAAATGTTGCCACTTGTAGGTAACGAACTTATTTTAATACCTTTAACATCAACAACACCGCCACTGTCTGTTTGTACCAACATGTTGTTAGCACCGGTAGCAGTGATACCAATAACTCCGTATGCTTTGACACCAGTTCTAATAACAGCACCAGTTGAAGTTGCCAGTGTACCAGTACCACCAACTGGTATTGTAGTGCTATTTCCAGTTGATGAAATATCTTGATTACGTATACCATCACCGTTGGCCACCATGGCCTGTGTAGTGGTAACACTGACTGCCGCAGCCACGCCGCTGATATTGGCCAACACACTGTTACCAGTAATCCATTGCAACTTAGTTGATGGAACACCAGTTGACGTACTGGTTGAAGTTTGTAATGTTACCCAGCCGTCAGTAACAGTAAATTGACTACTGTCGTATTGACTTACACCAGTTGCGGCTTGTAGTGCGTCTATATCAATAGCAGTACCGGTGCCGCCACCAATTGTAAATGCTTGGAAAATTGTACCAGCAGTTCCAGCAGTAGCACCTGCCCATAAAGCAGTTCCTGGTGCAGTCCAGTTTGTAGTTCCCACTGTAGCAATTCTGTAACGTTTTCCTACAACAAAACTTCCTGCGGTAACTGTTACCAATGTCGGAACAGCACTAATTGTAGCAGTGGCCAAGTTCATTCCCAACTTGCTTTGTGCAATGGCCGCTGTTGCGCTGACCTTGCCGTCATTCACAGCACCGTTGCGGGTAAATGCTAATCTACCGCTTGGTGTTGTGTTATAAACCGCACTCATTGAAACTACACTGGCATTGATACTTCCGGTTACAACTTGGCTTCCAGTATATCCAGTACCACTAACGATCATTCCAGGAATAATGCCAGTTGAACTGTTTAATGTCAATAAGAAAACACTTCCGCCTGTACATGTTGATACTTGTGGAATATTAATCAAGTATGTTCCAGCTCCGCCAGTGCCAGTAACTGAGGTAGTTGTTAATCCAGTATCAACAATATATGTTCCTGCTGTTACAGTACCACCAGTTAACATCATACCCTTTTGTACTGTGACTGTTGGACTTCCAGAAACAGTCAATATATTTCCACTAATGGTGGCACTAAATGTTCCAGTAGCCGCAGTACCACCACTAACATAGGTTGCATATACAACAGCACCTTGAATTGTACTAGTTAATGTGATGCCGTCCCAGTTTATGGTTAAATCACCAGCTTTATCAAATGCCGCATTTGTCCATGCGCCTGACTGTAAGTTGTTATTAGCGTTGGTGAATCCCCAAACAGCAATTTGATTTTGTGCAACATTAAATTGCATACTTGATGCAGTATCTTTTAATTTAAAGAAACTGTCACGAGCATTAACAACGTTATCAACATACAGTTTGTTAGTGGCATCAGAATTTAAAATTGGCAAGCCCATGCTACCAACTGTAAAGCCTCCCATTGACATATTGCCCTTCATTGGCAACTGCCCACTTAGGTTCATGTAACCAGAACCAATCAACGCTGTGGCAGGAGTTGTAGCACCTGAGTGTTGTACACCCAGCCTGTTGTCAATGTATCCACGTACCGCACTCTGCGTTGGCACAGTATCTGAAGCATCGTTGGTCATTGACGAGTCAGTTGAAAATTCACTAACTGTAACACCACGTTTAAATCCTAGTCCGTCCAAGTTGCTCAACGCAATTGAAGCTGAGAATGTAACTGTACCAGTACCTTGGTCAACTGTAAAGAATCTGCCCACACGGAAGATACCGTTTTGGTCAGTGGTTACATAGAACACACGACCAACTGTTTCTTCAAGCACTTCGTTTGTTTGGTCTGCCTTCTGATACGGGTTACCAAAAATTTGATATGGATAGTTGGTAGTGTTATAACCGCCTGTACCAATGTCCAACAAGTCATGTGCTGAACAACGAGTAGTACTAATACGTGTTGTAATTTGTGCGGCAGTGCCAGAAAGGTAACCGGCACGTAACGGCTGTGCCACAGTGCTGTTCATCGGCCGACTAATACCAGTAATAATTGGTGTAAGTATCACAGGACTAGCAGTTTGTGACGGTGCTGTAAACGTTATGTTTCCGGTTGGAGTGCCACTTGGAGGAGCACTAACAGTTAATGTAATTCCATCAGCATTGATATTTGTAACAAATTGACCTAAGAAGAAGCCGCTAGTTCCACCGCCTCGAACAATGTCACCTATAGCAACACCTGTTGAGCTTGCAACTTTTAATGTTGTACCTACACTTCCTGATGGGTTATATGTACTAACCACTGTTGATTCTGGATCTACAGAATACGCCAGTGTTATACTAGTAAGTGAACTAGCAATGCATTGAACAAATTTGTTATAATCACTATTTCCATTTCCAGACACCTGATAGAATGTATCAACAATTGGAGCAACACTTTGAGTTGGAATTTCCAAAGTGGTGTACCATGGCCCGGCAACGCTACTTAATTCTGTAAATCCTAAAACTCCAAATGGCGTACTATCTGGAGATGCACTCAACACTATTGTGGTAACTGGGGCCCCGCTAGTGCTTGCTGTTGCACTAACAACAGTTTGCCCGCTAGTGAATCCAGAACCAAATACTGACATGCCTGCTTTGATAAATTGTGTTCTATCACTGGTGTAGACTGTAATACTTGTACTTAAATTGTTGTATGTTAAAAATTGTCCTGTAGCAGTAGCAGTAGCAGTGGCATTTAATACGACTGTGTTGGTTGTACAAGTTACTGTGACTGGACTACCACCGCCATTTGCTTGATTACTCATTACAATAGTGCTTGCACCAGTATTCAACGAAATAATAACTGTACCAGCTACAATGCCAGTGCCACTAACTGGAGCACCTACCACTAGGTTAGTAAAACTGCCGACCGATGTTAGCGTAGCACTACCATTAGTTGGTGTTGCAGTAAATGTTGTTGTACTGCTTGTACTTGCAACAGTGTTGTCTGAACGTGCAGTAACTGGAGCTTGTGTTAATGTAAATGTTGCGCCAGCAGTAGCAGTACCGATAGTTGTTGTTAAATCAAATACCGGTGTACTTGCAGTGGCTTTTGTAAATGAACTGGTAAGTTGAATACTGGTAGCACTGTTTACTTTACCAATGTAATATGTTGTGCCAGTGGTATATCCACCAATACCGCCTGCACTGAATGTGCCAGTAACAGTGATAGCTTGTCCAACGGTATAAGTTCCGCTAGTTACTGTGGCAGTTCCTACCAAGTCTGCAATTGCAAACGAAGCAATAGTGGTTGTGGCCGCCACTGAAGTAATTCCAGTTACTGCGGCTCCGCCAAATGTTGCTGAAATAGTGATAGCATTGGTAGCAATGGTTTTGACATAGTACTGTGCTTGGTTAACAGCCGTGGCCAGTGTGAACGTCATGTCGTTGGTGCTGGTACTGCCACCCAACAGCGCACCATCAATTGTAATGGTATCGCCCACTACGTAACCAACACCCTGAGCAACTAATGTGATAGTGGTAAATCCGCTGTATGCTGTGCCAGCACCAGTTTTGGTAATAGTAAATGTTGCGCCAGTGCCTTTGCCACTGCTGGACTTTGTCACCACCGCAGTATAAGTGGCCGCACTTGTAACACTGACACCTGATATAGGTGTATATGTGGTTGAACTGTTTAATCCGCCCCTAACAGGTATTCCACCAAATGTTGCTGTTGATGCTTGAAATGTGATTAAATTACCAACACTTAACAGTGTACCATTGTCTACTGTAATAGTGCTTGGGCTAGTTGTGCTGACCGCAGACACAGCGACCTGACTATTTAATCCTACTCCTGCAATGCTTGTTCCAGCACCTAAATTGGTTAAACTGTTTACACCGAGAATACTTGCACTACCACTTGTGATGTTACCTAGGAAACTACCTGTTGGAACATAAGTTGCGGCCACTTGCCCTCTACTTTGTATTCTTGTAATGGTAATTGGATTAGCATCTGTACTTGTGATACTGTATTTGATTGCACCCAGAGTAATAAACGGTATCGTTGATTTAGTAAATGTTAAAACTCCGCTTGGGGTACTTGTTGGGCCGGCAGTTAATACAACAGTATCGCTAATCCTTGCATAAGTAAGTCCGGATGGTGTTCCTGCACTACTTGTAATAAACACTGGAGTTTGCGCAATAGCATTTGCATATGAACTGGCTAATTGAATACTGGTAGCACTGTTTACTCTACCGATGTAAAAAATAATGCCGGCAGTCATATTGCTGGTTGCGCCAGAACTGTATGTGGTACCTCCTACTGTCAGTGATCCAGTGCTACCAAATGTTCCAGTTATAGTGATAGCTTCACCGACCACATACGTTCCACTAGTTACGGTTACAGTTCCTACTGTATCAGCAATCACAAATGAAGCAATATTATTTGATGAAATACTCAAAACAGATTGACCACTGGTAAATCCAACAGCACTGACTATCATGCCTGTTAAAATACCCGAAGTACTACCATATGTAAATGTAGCACCACTACCAGTACTCACAGCGGCCGCACTTAGAGCAATGCTGGAAGACCCTGTATTGATACTGATAATTGTAGTTCCAGCAGGAATACCAAATCCTGTGATTAATTCTCCAACCACAAGTCCAGTAAAGCTACTTACAAATGTAACAGTAGACGAGGCACTGGCAATTGTTCCAGTAAATGTTCCACCAATAACTAAAGTAGTTCCGCTAGATCCAGTTGGATTGTATCCTGTAATAACTGTAGTTGTTATAGGTGCAGTGTAACTGGTAATTCCGTGTACTTTACCACCAAATGCAAAAGCGTATGTGCCTTTATTAACTTGGTCAATATTTTGTTGCGGGCCAAATGCAGTTACCGCAATGCGTGTGTCGCCTGGTGTGGCCCCCATGGTTTTTGCACCGCCGTCAACTGGGTCGGGCTTTGTGATATTTCCAGTGTCTGCTTGGAATAGATAGTAGGAAAATGATTGGTCAGTACTTAAAATAGCCTGGAAAGCTGGCAATATTTCGTTAGTGGCTTCTGTCAAGTTGTATGTTAAAACACGATAGATACTGCCCAAGTTATCAGTAAATTGAACAGCAGTACTTGGACGGGTTGGGTTTACGTTGTCAATTTCATAAAACTTGAAGTTTTGTAACATACGCAGTTGGACCAGCTGGCCGTCATACAATGGAGCGGCCAAACCAGTGCTAGATGTTCCACCCGACCCGCTTGTGCTTAGTGTTAACAAGAGAACATTTTGTCCGCCAATTGTGGCACTTGTATATGCACTGGATGTTTGAATTGCGGTTACTGTACCAGCAGTGGGAGTTGTTCCTCCTACCACTGCGTATGTGATACTTGTGCCTGAAACGATACTGGTAATAACAATTGTTGTTGGAGTACCACCAAACAATGTACCAGTACCTGCTGTGGCACTCAGGGTATTACCAACACGCATACCAGTAGTTGAAGTTATTCCAGTAATGGTCGCAGTCCATGGAGCACCTGATGTGCCACTACCTGCAATAGTTCCAACAGTGCCGGAACCAAACAACGGAGTTACGATGATATTAAAGTTTGAATACACACCAATAGCACTGCTTGATGTAGAGAATAAATTGTTGTATACTGCACTACCACCAGTTACAGCATTTCCAGTATAGATAAATGTTGCAAGGGCAGTGTTCACGATTCCAGTTACATAAGCAGTTAAGTCGTTGCCCGCATTACTGCTGAATGTTGATCCTGATGCTGTTGCACTGGCAACATTACTTAGAATAACAGTGTTGCCTCCTGTAGTTGCCAATGCTGTTGTTCCAAACGGAATATTAGGGCCTGTGATAGTGGCACCGTTAAAGTAATAAGTTGTTGCTGATCCACCACTTGAACCTGGATCAACAGTGTAACGCAATGTTATACTGGTCAGTGTACTACCAACACATACAAATGTTCCATTGTAATCAGTATTGGAATTGCCAGCAATAGTGAATAATCCACCAACCAATGGTATGGTAGTTACTGCCGCAGTGGTAAATGTAACAAATACGTTTGGAGCAGTTCCTGTTTTTGCTAGATAGGTAGCTGATGTTGTTACTGGTGCTTGGATTGTTGTGTAATTTACAGTACTAAACACTCCAGGGTCACTAGCATAACTTATTGTAATAGTGGTAAATGTACTCGAAGATACAGTATTGCTACCATTATAGCTGGTATTGGAATTGCCGCTGATTACATATCCGCTGGACGGTGTTGGAGCAGATAGCTGAGTTGGAATATTAAATGTTACTAAGTAAGGACCTGTTCCTGTTTTGCTTACATAACCTGTAACCAACAATGCTGGGCTTGTGCGTATTGCGGCCAATGTGCCAGCACTGGCAATAAAGTTAGTATTCAAAGCAGTGTTACCACTAAATGAACTTGAAACTCCTCCAAGACTTGCACCGCTAACAATTACTGTATCACTAAAATACAAAGTTCCGCTTGGAGTGGAGTCTGGAGATCCGTCCAATGTTAAAGTGATACCGTCTAGACTAATGCCTGTAACTTTTTGGTTGCGTGTGAATCCAGTTCCAGTTACAGTTTGTCCAATTTTAATATTTGCTGTGCTGTTAACAGTCATAGTAGTACTTGCAGTGCTACCTGTGGCAAATGTTGCTGATGCATAAGCATAGTTAGAACCAACACTACCAGTTGGCACATAAACTGTTGTATGGCTAACTGAGTTAACCTGATAACGTACGATACCTTTACCAGCTAACGAATGATCAATTTCTAATTCTGTGATTTGAGTTGGATAATAATCGTAAGAATAAACGTACACGCTGATAGCCGCAGTATTCATGTTGCCGTAGAACGCATTACCGGTTGAACTTTGTGGTAATGTTGTTGGATTAAAGATACGTGCAGTTTGCATCAAGTTTTGTGCAAGTGAAACTGTGTCTGGTTTTTCAGTCACATCGTATCCGCTGGCACGTAACGCATACTGACCGTGTGCGCTTGAGCTACCAACAGAACGAATCTGCCCACCATTCAAGGCCCAAAACGCTGTCCAACAGTAGTATGTGAATGTTGAAACTTGTTCAGTGAGACCGCCGTTGGTTGCAAGAATAGCATAGCCCAAGTCATTAATCATGGCAAAGTCATTAGCCAACATGGATTTATTACCAGCCATTTCAATATTAATTTTTTGTCCAGCGCCGCCAAGCCATGGTGTTTGAGCACCAAGATTTAATTGAACAGTTCCGCCAATAACATTTCCATTCACATCAAATGTTTGTGCATAATTGCTTACAGTATTAATCTGATAACGGCCGCCACGCACAAAGAATGCACTAGGAGTTTGGGGAGCACGTATGTCTAATCCACTATTAACACCGCCTGTTACAATTAATGTAAATCCGTCAACACTTGCGAATGTTATTTGTCCAAACAAACGTCCGGCAAATCCATCTACAAATTGTCCACCGGCAAAAACTTGTTTGTTTTGGCTTCGGCTAAAACTGGTAGCAACCTGTCCATACGGTGATTTAGATTTGATTTGGCCTTCTGGATCCAGCACCATCATAAATCCGCCATGACCTTCACCGGTCATGTTGTTCATACGTACAGCATTACCGCATAAAAATACGTCAATGTCTCTATTGTTCTTTGGAGTACTGTTTATATCCGCCGGGTCAGTCAAATAATGACGTCCGTAGTTTTTAGTTTCATAGAGATGCCATGAAGTAGGTGCAAGAACACCAAACGATATAGAACTCACACTGGCCTGCGCCCCGCTGGTCGCTCCAATAATAGCACCGTTGGTGTTTGACATGATGCCCGAAGTAACTTTATAAGTTAACTGTGTTGCTGTTGCTGAAATAACAACGCCAGTAGCACTGGATGTTGTTCCGCTTTGTGCAATTGTTTCGCCTACTGCAAATGTAAAAGCATTTGTATAGTTAATTGTTGCTACCGCTGTTTGTGTAAACGGATACATCACTGTGGCATTCATGAAGTTACCAGATACACTGTCAACTACTGCACGACCAGGCTTGCCGTTGCTGTCTAATACATCCGATTGGAATACATAGCCTAGATAACTGACACTGACCTGTGTGTTACTACTCAATGTAATAATAATTTTGCCAACAGTTCCGCTGATAGTCGCTGTAACTAATGGTCCGATAGTTGAAACAGTACTTGTGCCATATGTTCCTGGATCACTTGCATAACGCAATGTAATTTGTGTAGTAGAACTTGCAACACAAGTGAATGTTCCATTATAAGACAAGTTTGTATTGCCAGCAACCGTATATGTTAATAAGGTGCTGGGGGTAAATGTTTGCGTAGGTATATTAAACACAACATCGTATGCACCACTACCAACACTGGTCTTGCTTACAAAACTAATGAGGTTTGTAGATGGAACATAGTCAACACTGTTATCAATAGGACCAATCTGCATACCGTCAATGACTGAATCGCGGTAGAAGAATAGTTTACGCCATGGACTTTGACTAACTCGATCCAATGGTCGAATAATTGTTCTACGGAATTCATCACCTTTGATTGAAACGTTGGCGGTTAATCGTATTGGGTAATCTTCGTTGTAAATACCAGCTTCAACAAATATAACAATTTGCAATGCACCGACACTTTCAGCAAATTCTAATTCTTCATTATTTGCTTGGTCAAAGAATCCAGGTTGTAGTAACTGGCAAGTGATTGTGTCATTTGATGCACCAGTTAATGATCCAGGACTATAGCTTAATATATTTGCTGTGGCACCAGAAGAACCACCTCGTAAAATTTTTCCTGGCAAAATATTAAAATCACCAGGAGGGCATTGGTCAACATAGCCGTTGCCGCCGTTGGTAAATGTAATGGTATAGATACCTGTTCCAAAGTCTGGTGTAGGTGCAACACCTACACCATTAACTACAATGCTTAACATAATAGCATAGTTGTTGGTAAATGTGGTAATAGCTGTAATGGTAAAAGTTAATGCGCCGCTTGGTGTACCATTAGCGGCCGCACTTAATGTAAGTTGATTTCCATTCACCGCAGTAACAACTTGTCCAGCAGTATATCCAGTGCCCGATACGGTCATACCAACTTTGACAGTTCCACTTATGCTGGTAACATTCAATGTAGTGCTGGATGATGTTGAATATGTAGCAGATGCAGTGTATCCTCGATTTGCATCTTTACTACCGTCCACGGCCTGCGTTACCAACACTTGATAACGACTTGCAACTGTTTGATTTAAAACTTGCAATCCTAAAGTTCTAGCATATTGAATACCATCGAGAGTTTCTGTCAACTGTGTTGTAATAGCTAGCCTAGCACTGGCACTTTTGTAATAACTCTTACCAGCATTGATACTTTGATATGTGCCACCACTTAACAGATCAATGCTCATGGCATCAACAATATATCCCACGTCTCTGCGACAAAGGGCTTCGTTATAGTTGAAGCCGCCTTTGTATTTTTCATTTAAGTAAGTTGTGGTTGACTGTGCAACTGTTAATGCATTGGCTAAAATTGTAGAACGCACTGCAACATAACCTGTACTAGCATATGAACTATTGGTTAAATCTGGTGTTGCTGTAACCAAGTTGGGAGGATTAAGATCTATTACATTAATAATTCTATCCCACTTGGTATTCATAGCGGTAACAGCACCAGCTCCATCTGTATAAGTTCCGCTGGTTGTTTGAGCCAATTCAAATGTAGTGGTGGTTGCAATACTCCATGTACCAGGATCACTTGGGTAAGAAATTGTTGTACTGGTTGATGTACTGGCAGTTACTACGAATGTCCCGTTGTAACCAGTATTTGAGTTGCCGGCCACTGTAATTTTTTCACCAACTGGGATTGGTATAATTCGAGTAGGTGTAGATAGTCTAACTAGATAAGGGCCCGATCCGGCCTTGGATATAAATGTCGCTGTCTTGGGTAAAATACTTTGATACAGCGCACTTGGTGGATTGTTACCGATGATAGAAGCAGATATTGTTTGCAGATAACTAAGACTGGCTACCTTGGCTGCTTTTTCAGTTGGATCAATAGCACTGGTATATACTGTTAGCGCATTTACTACTGCACTGGTCCAAAATTGATTGGCCGCAGT